AAGTGTTACCATATAATTTGTACCCAAAGACGATTTAGCGTCTAATAATCCTAGTACCAAATCTTCCCATTCTTCTTTTGGAACAAAACTATGATTAGCACCAAGATAGATATGATCCACATGGTGGTGTTCTGCTTTAGCAAGAACTTCTTCTAGTGGACGACAACCTACGACAAATAGTGTGTCCATATCATACGCAGGTGTTTTCTCTACTTCAAAGCCTGTAAAGTAGTTAACATCGTCCCTTACGCCATCTGTATAATCACGCTTCATTCTTTAATAGCCTATCAATTTGATCTTTTATATATAATTTTGTTTTCTTTAGTTTCATTAAAAGAGCCTTATGACCGAAGTCTCTATATAGAGTACGTTCTTTTTCAATTTCGTCAACCTTTTTTGCATAGTATTCGTGCTCTTTGGTTAATTTTTTTATTGCTTTGTTTTTTATTTTTGCCATTATACCTCCTCAAATAAGTTCGCATATTGCGTACTTGCATTTACAGTTTTTTTACCCGTTGCTCCTCTAGTGCCAATAATTGACATCCAGAATCTCGAAAATTCTTCTATAATTGCGTTTGCTTCATCTCTGTTTGATGTTGCAAATATTGCCTCCACAACATCTCTAAAAAATAACCTGTCAAATGATTCTTCCACAAGCATTGCCGGATAGATTCCTTTATCATATTGTCTGTTTGCTTCTTGTACTGCATTAATGTGACTCCATACATTATGACCCATTTGGATCGCATATGAAAAACTATCCCAAGATGTTTTTCCTTCTTTACCTATTTTATTTAGGTCGCCTGGTGCGTATATACAAATATCTTTTGCTTGTAAATTTGCTGTAATAGGACTATCTAAGAAACTTTTATGTTTGCCTTCACGTATAAAAGCAGTACCAAAATGTGTTGTGTCAGTTGCTAGTGCTTTGTCATCAATACCAGGAACCATTCTGTAAACCCACTTGCTTCTGTCTTGTGTTTCAAGTTCACAATATATTTGACCATTTGCTGTTGCTAGGAACGGTGAAGCACAGTCAAATGTAATCATAAAATTAGAGTTGTGATACTTGCGTACTGCTCTTTGTACATCAGTTAGCAAGGTTGCCCATTCTAGTTTACTTGTACCCAAGAAGTGCATTACATCATGCTTACCCTTTTCAAGTAAGCCATCAAAACGTAGTGCTACCAATCTCTTAAGAACAAGATGCACATCACACATATTCTGACCACCCATTGACCACCCATTAAAGTGTGTGTCTGGATATACTTTAGGATCACAGTAGTCTTTCATCTGCTGATACCAATCTTCTGCATCAGCGTGATTTTCACCTTGTAGTACGTTTAGAAACTTACAAGCACCTGTTCTGTGTTTCATAAAATAGTCATTGTTAATGCGTGTAGCATTAACGGCATCTTGATAGTTGTCAATTCCAGTTGCTTTTGCACCTTCAGGTGAACGTGCCACCCACGCTGGAATATCAAGTATCATACCATAGTCCATATAAGCGTCCATCCACGCAAGAACTTGTTCACGTTTCTTTTGTGCTTTAGGACAATTAGGATCCTTCCAATCACCTTCCCAAACACCCTTACCAATCTGGAAACCACCTGAGTCGCCAAGTAACCAACTGTTTTCTCGATCACGTTCACGAATCATAAGTTCTTTAGGTGCGTCTTTATTAATATCTAACTCAGCATGACCTGCCGAATATAGTGTCCAATGATATTGAAAGATACCTTTTTGACGGTTGAGCCAATTGAGACCTTCCATGTCGTTATTAGGAAAAGGAATACGACTTTTATCTACATATTCTTCTCTGCGTTGTTTACCAATAAATGTAGCATAAAAGCCACTCAACGCTGGAAGAAATGTTGCGTAATCTTTTTGTTCTGCTGTTAGGTCAGTCCTCAACTCACGTTCTCCTGTTACTTACTTTGTGCTGGTAAGATATATTCGTATTGTGCTAAACCACTGTCAACTGCGATTTGCATTGCACCTTGATCTGAAATACGCATTGTCTTATCACCATCTAAGTTTAAAATAGCCATAACCTGTGCTACCGGCCATGCCCATTCATTCTTAAGTTTACCTGGAACTCCAGTAGCGAAAACAAATTCACCTGCGTGTGTACTTGCATCACCGAATTTAAACTTAACATCATTACCGTCAGCAATTACAGTAAACACAGTTTCTTCTGCGTTAGCAGTTGCTTGTAATTTAAATCTTTGAATACTTGCAACAGTCGGCGATACTTCAACGTCCCATTGAGCACCTTTAAACTTAACTGTTTTAAGTTTTTCATTAATAATGTCAGCGTTCATAAAACGATAATCATTTTTAAAGTCACCTGCTTTGTTTTCAAAGTGAATACCTACAGGAACTTCAGCACCATTGCGTTGTGCTTTAACAACATCAATAGTTGCACCGTCTTTGTATTCTGGACACTTTAAATGGATATCTAGTTTATTTAGATTAGGCATACCAAAGGTACCCTTCATCTCCATTTGTGCTGTTTTAGTATTTGCTTGTAGAATAACAGATCGATCCTCTGCCATGCTATCAATACCTGTTTGTGCATCATCACCGTTTACTTTAACAATGTTTAAAAAGCCAAGTGCGTGTGTATGTGCTACAATGTCTTGTAATATGTCTTTCATAGTTTTCTCCGTTCCTTATTACTATTATATTTAGAAAATCATTCAAAGTCAAATAAATTATTGAATGTATTCTTCTGTTCGGTTGATTTTATATCCCAATCTAGTACTCCAATCAAGTTATCAATCTTGTTATCGATAATAACACTTTCCATTTCGTCGTCTGCAAATGGAAGTTCTTGGAACCACTTTGGAATTCTCATTTCATCCACAGGATACGCAACCGAAGTATATCCCATAGGATTCTGTTTTAGTTTGCAAACGATAACCTTCATACCGTCAACAATTTGCATACTATAATTGTCACTGTTCATTTCACGCAAAGTATTCCAATTAATACTTGCTCTTACGTGACCTGGCATATTAACCTTACCTTGCTTTTTAAGTTTGGCAAGATAATCTGTAATGTTGTTTGCACGTTTGGGCGAACCTTTTTCCCAACCAGGTCGTGCTTTAAATTTTGTTCGGAACTCGCTGATCATATCAAGCACCTGTTCTTCTTGGGCACCTGTTAGCACAGCCAACAACACTTCACTTAGGAAGTCCTGCATAAACACAGGAGTATCTGATCTCTTAAGATCAAGACCCATTGCTTTTACTTTGCCCGGCTTGCCTTCTTGATCAGTTCTAAATCCTTCAAGATCATAAATCAATACAGCATAGCGTTTCTTTGTAATAAACAAACCTTTTGAACCTACTATTTCTCTACCAGCGGCAATAACATCAGTGCTTCTTGATTTTGGACAATGAAATGCATCTGACATAAACTGCGGGAAACTTTCATTTGCTTCGTCGCAAATTTGATCATACAATGCTGTTACAGTTTCTTTTGTCCAAGGAATTTCTCCTTTTTCTATTTCAGGACGTAGGCTTGTGTAAGCACTAAAGTAACAAGAGTCTGTATCACCATATATAATTGCTTTACCTGTGTGATCATATTCACCTGTGATAATTTCATTAACTTTACTTGCCATATGTTTTGTAATACGTCTACCTGTTAGAGTTGTACTTTGACCAATTCGTGGATCAAAGAATCTACAACCAGGATTAAGAATTGCACCATACAAACTATTTAGGTTAATCTTTTTAACAAGTTGTCTTTTATCCCAGAACGCTTCTTCAATTTTGTTGCCGGCATCTTGTGCTTGTTTCTTTTTAGCCTGCATTTCTTTACGTTCACTGTACCAACGTTCTAGTAGTCCTGGAATAACACCTTCGTGTTCTGTTGTAAGAATAGTACCGTTAGCAGTTAGCATCCATGGTTGGTTGCTATCAAAAACAAGTCTGTAAACTTCTGCGGCACTCATGGTATCTTCTTCACCATTTTCCCAATCAATTGTTATTGCAAGATCTTTGCGTTTATCCATTACCGCATCATATTCTAGCGAACCAAATTTTCCTTCCCACGCCGCCGCAAATGATTTCTTTCTAAGAGTCATTTCGTTATCAACGTGTTCTTGTGTATAGTTTGGTCTAAGTTGTCCTACGACAGTTGCTGGATCCATGTTCAATGCACGAATAACAGATGGATACAGTGAATTTAAGTCCATTGATCCAATCCAGTCATGCAATCCTTTTTTAGGATATGCAACATAGGCACCCGCGGCAGGTTCTGAACCTGGTTCTCTGTGTACCCTATTAGGAACAACAAAGCCACGTCTGTGTGCTTCATTAATGATTGCTTGTTCTGTAACTGCCACAGCACCCATTGTGGTGGGTAGCAAAACTGTGTTTGCGTGGGCAAGTTCGTTGGCTAAATCAATGAACCTTAGTTTTTTGTCCAACTTGTCCAGTAGTGCAACGTCTTGTCTGTTGTACTCGATGAACGTTCTGAAGTCATTGTTATAAAGTTGATCGAGTGTACCTTCGTACACAGTTTTTGTTTCGCCAACTTCCATTTCGCCAATAGCGTCAAGTCGATATGTGTGTCTTTCTTCATATGTGTATTTACGATAAAGTTCAAGACTATCTAAATGCTGTCTGCCTATTAGGTCATAGGTTTCTTGTGTTCTACCAAACTTTTCATATTCACGTTTTTTAGGATACTGATCCCACAAGCAGAAACGTCTTGTATCTTCTTTAGAAAGAACTTTTGTAATTCTGTTTACGGTATATGGAATATCGTAACCCTCACTGTTCCAGCCTGAGATAATATCTGCATCTTTAATTAAGTCCAGAAACGTGTCGAGCATTTCGGCTTCAGTTTGAAAAAGATGCGTATTATCAAATTCTTTGACTTGTTCTTTCGCTTCATCCATTGTTAGTGTTTTAGGAGGAAGTGCAAGGGTTACTAAACTATCCATCCATTGCAGATGTACTGTTATTGCTGTAATGGGCATGAAAGCATCTTCCGGAGACGCATAACCACGCAATGGATCAAAGTCTACCTCAATATCGAAAAATGCTTTTTGTAAATTAGGTGCATCCTGACCAAGATAGTTTTCTTCTAGCAAACGATAGATAGGATTAATGTCTGCTTCGTATAAGCCACGATGTTTATTAATTTTTTGTTCTTTTAGAAAGTCTTTCCACGATTTACAAGTAACACGTGAACAAGCATCACCTAGTGTGCTTTTAAATTTTCCTCGGGGGTCTTTATAATAAAAAACATAACGAGTTGGAAACTCTCGAAATTCACGTCTACCGTTTACACGTTCAACGACTTTGATAATATCTTTGTCTCTGTCCCACAGAGCATCTACGTAACTCATTTTTTCTCCTGTTTGTCACTTTCGGCTGACAATACCCAATTAAGTCGTTTTTGGCCGACAACACCCTACTAATAATAATTGTATGCTCTTTACTATTAAAAAGCAACACCTTTTTTCACCAATTAACCTTTATAGAGCCTAAAGTATTCATCTGCATTTATAGCCTTGTCATCAATCCAAATATCATAATGAGGTTTTTTAAAGTTTACACTGGTATACTTAACTCCCCACTCTGTTAATTGCCTTAAAGTTAACTCTTTTTTTGCCTCTAAATTTCCGTTACTCATGCCTCTTGCTGTCCAATAATGTATTTCGTGTCCTTCTTCGTATAATTTATTTAAGTAATCTATACGATCCTCAAAAGGTTTTGCGGATTCATATTCGTTTTTTCCTTCGGGTGTAATATTTAGATTACAAATTGTACCGTCAATGTCAACATAATATCTCATGGTAGTTTCCATTCCATTTCTTCCTCGAGTGCATATCTGGCACCCTCAATATAGTCTTTATCTTCTTCAGATAAAACACTCCAAAATTTTGTTACATTTGATATTTGATTTTCTACTACTTCAGGATCTGTTAAATGAAGATTGCCCTCCATCATTTTTTGTAAAACATCCATTCGTAGTTTAATTTTTTCTTTTAACATTACCACCACCCCATGGCTCTACCAAACCCAAAGATGTGCAAGAATCCAAAGTATGTTGTCATTACCAAAGGCCAACCAGCACCTCTTCTTACAAATGCAATCACACTAAACACAGCACCTGTAAAACTTACAGGATATATTAAGTGCATTGGAGGATGATCAGCAGTTACAGATATCCAAGTCATACTAACAAATACACAAGCACTGGCAATAGTTTCATAATAGAATGCTGTTCTATCGCTGGTATAACTTCTAATCCAAAACTGTTTTACTTTTTCCCAAAGATTCATATTACCACCACCCTGAGGCTACGCCAAAACCAAATATGTTTACAATACTAAAATAACCAGTTAGCATCATCACCCAAGCCGCACCACGTCTAAATGATGCATAGCATTGTGTGATAGATCCTACAAAAAATCCTGGATATACATATAGCATATTTGGATCTTTGGCGTTAAAAGCCAATGTTAAACTTGCTCCAACTGTGAAGATGAAACTTACAAGTTCAAAACCAAAAGCGACTTTATCTGAATTATAACTATTAATCCAAAAAGATTTAATCGCTTTCAAAATTATTTGTCCTTACCAACAGTAACAACAATAGTTTCAAGGTCGTCAAAGTCGTTATAAACTTCTTGCCAGTTACCTTTATGTGCAACACCAATTGCTTTGTTAATTAACGCTGGCTTGACATCCATTTCTTCCGCAATGGCTTTTACAGTGTCTCTAAGACCTTCTTTAAGATCTGCTACTTCCTGCATTACATTAGCACCTTCATTAATTACTTGAATTAGTTTTGCTTTTTCTTCAGGACCGAATACTTTTCCGGACATATTTTTACTCCTTAAGTTTGTATGTTTTTATAGTATATAGTGATTTATCTTAGTTGTCAAGTTTTTTAAATGGAATTGAAACAGATTTATCCAAACAAGTAAACCAAACATTATTTGGACCGTTATCGAAATTACTTGGTAACAGTTCATTTACGGCTTTGTTTACACCTGGAAAATCAATATCATGCCCGCATAACCATCCATTTGATTTTAATTTTGATTTAAAATTTTTAATATCGGTTGCAACACTATTATAATCATGACTTGCGTCTATAAAAACAAAATCTAAATCGTTAGGAACTAGACCGTGTACGTTAAAACTATTTCCTTGTATTGGAATTAATCTTTCACCGTATTTTTCTTTAATGCTTTCATTATAGAATAGTTTAATATCATAATCAATAGCATACATTGTTAGATCGGGAAATGCATCTAATAACCAATAAGTTGTTCGTCCACAGTGTGTTCCTACTTCACAACCTATTTTAGGATTAAAGTTTTTAAGTAAATCAACTAGAAAATGTGTTCTTTTATTTGGACCGTTATATTCTATGGTCCATTTTACTGGAAGTCTATTCTTCTTTACCAACTTTAGGTTTGCTCTCTTTAAGTTCATATTGCCAAGTTGTGCCGTCGCCGTGATTAGCAGACCATTTAGGATTGTCTTCAACACTAAACTCATGTGTACTTACCTTAAAGTTTGCTGTTTTAGTCTCTGAACTGACTAAACTTTGATCGAACCATTTGCATCTATTATTAGGTTGTGCGGCAAATTGTCCGTTGTCTAATCTAATAACGTTGAATGCTTTATGTTCGTTTGGTGTTTCAGAAAGACTTACATTTAATTCGTTAGGTTCTGAATGGCAACTGTCAATGGTAAACATATATTCACCATGATGTAATTGTTTGTCCTTACCAAAGTATGCTACACGACATTCTTTAAGTGTTTCTTTTCTTATAACTGTAATATGATAGGAAAAAGCGTCCCATATTTCTAAATTATCTAACGGAAGAAGTTCTTTACGATCGACATTAGTTCGCCACACATAAGCACTTAAAGGTAACTTGTCATATAATGCACCATATTCAGTTAGCAGTGATTCAATATATAATGCTTTTCCTCTGATGCTTTTAACCGAAACCCATATGCAATGAGCATATTCGCCTTCACCTAATAATTTTCCTGGAAATTCTGGATCAGGAGTTAAATCATACAAGTATTCTTTTCTAACAAAGCACTCAACGGGTGGTATGTTTGCTACCAAGTAGGCCATAGGGTTCCTCTCTTTCGTTAAAAAAGAGGTTACTGAGCAACCCCTTCAGTAGTATTTAGTTTTTTACGTGTAGGAAGGCTCGCTTATCAACCAGTTCTGGATCTCTTGATTTGACTTTTCCTTTAGCATGACCTAACCAGTGAGAAAGTAAACTTCCTGAAAACACATGACTAGTTCCTAGATGACTGCTTAAACTTTTAAAATATTCATCGGGCATTGTGTTTTTTACCTTCCACCAAGCACTGGTATCAAAATAAGGCTTTACTTTGTATATATCTCCCGAATAGTACACTTCAACAAACTGTTCCATAAAGTTATGAAATTCCGGATGGTTTCTATTATATGATATAAATCCAGTTTCAGGACCTGTATCAAAGTGCTGTCCCATATAGTGTGCTAAACAGTTAGGAGTTATTTTGTAAACAAACAAATCATTAATGAAATTACCTACCCATACATCAGCATCTAGCCAAACTAAGGTATCTCTTTCTAATATTTTAGATGCTTCGTGTTGAGCACCAACTTTAATGCTGAGTCTAGCACATTTAGTCTTGTGGCAATTTAATGTAAACTTATTATAAAATTCATTTTTGTTTAGATCGTGCTGTATTATTCTCGGATCATCAACAGGAATGCCATCCTCTGTCCATACATGAAGTGATTTATTTTTAGGAAAATAATGTAAAAATGTTTTTATAAGTCGGTAACCACAGTGTTCGTAGTAGTCTCGACTCATAGATGTAATAACATCGTATGGTGTAGTACTGGTCCTTCTTTGTTCCAGTGAATTACTTCTTTTTTCTTCCTTGACAGTGGGCACGTTGTGAAAATCCTTTTGGGTTATTACAGTTAATAGACTTTTTGTATTTCTCGCTCCACTTTTCTTCTACTTTTTTCTTTTTGTGCAGTTTAGCATGAGGTACTTTTAAGTTCTTTTTTCCGTACACATCACCTATTTTGTGTGTGTAAGATAAATGAGCAGGATCTAAACCGTAGAAATAGTCTACAAATTCTTTTGCTCTCATTTTTTAGTAGTTTCTAATTCTTTTAAGAATGAAGCAAATTCTGATTTAAGAGTATCTTCTGTTTTTAACTCTTTCTTTGTTTTTGCTATAATTTTTTCAGCCGGTGAAAGTTCTTTTGCTGGACCTTTGATTGTAAAAGAATCTCTATTAGCATTGTATTCTACTTCTTTACCAGTAGCCATTTTATATAATTGTTGTACTAATGGAATCATATCCGGATTTTTTGTTGTTTTCCATAATAGATCATCCATTGCACTTTGCATAACATGATTAAATTGTGGCCTTTTAACTACAAGATCACCTTCTTGCATTTGTAAACTTTCATTAAGTTTTTCCTTCCAAGGAGCAGGGTTTAATGTTTCAAAAAGTTTATTAAGTTTGTCTTCCATACTTGTTATTCTATCTAATACATTATCCCAACCAGGTTGCGTAGTGTTGGCATTAGGATTTGCTGGTGTTGGTCTTGGTTTTGGATTTTCACTATACATAGAAACAGATGGTGTAGATCGTTTTACTCCGGCAAGTGTAGCAAAATCATTTGCACTAGTATCACTTACTCCAGGAATAAATTTATTTCCAATACTTTCATTAACTTGTTTTGCATGAGACGATGGACTTACTTCTGTGCTTTCTTGTTTTTTAGGAGCACCTACTGGACCGTCAACTGTTAATCCTTTGTTAACTATTCCTAAATTATTAAACTTATTAAGAATGTTATGTAAATCTGCCATAATTATTTTCCTGTTTTTTCTAAACGATGTAATCTTTTAATCAACTCTTTCTTTAGTTCTGGATCTTTATCTGTGTTAGGATTCATCTGAATATCCAGTAATGCTTTTTTCTTTGCTTCGTAATCTGTCATTTTTTGTAATTTATCTGTAAGTGTTTCGAAGTAACCATCTTTCATATCTCTCATGCTCATCATACGTTTGCGTTCTGCTTCTTGCTGACGCTCACCTTCCATGTATGCATGAAGTGTTTTTAATTGTTCGTGTACACCACTAAATTTGTTTTGGAACCACTCTGGAAATACACCACCTTTGTGTACGTGATCTTTAATTTCGTCAGCGGCATATTTGATAAAAGCAATTTGATTGTCTAGCATTTCTGCTTCATAACTTGATGCTGGTTCATCATAATCTTCTTCGTTAATATCTGATTCAAAAACTTTCTTTAATATATCTTCTTTTTCCATCATTAATACTCCTAACGTTTTAACACACCACCAAATAGCGATGTCCCTTTCATATCTAAAGCATTGTCTGTTGGTTTTTGCATTTTTGCTTTAGGTGGTTTAGCAGGCATACCTTTTTTACCATAGGCATTACGTGCTCTTTTATCTCCAATAGCAATGTGAGGTGATACTACTGTTGCTATATTACCAGAACTTGTAGAACCTGCTGTTGCATCTTCACTCAAATCAACGATAAATTCTTTTATCTTCATTTTTTCTTTCCTCTACGCATATTTAGTTGCCATTGGGCCATGCGTCGACGTTCTCCGGAACTAGATTTTGCTATCTTTTCTAGTTGCCCTAAGGTTGCATTTTTAGGTATTCCAACACGTTTGCTTAGTCCTTTGCGTCCTGGGTTCTTGCCATCAGCAAAGTTTTCTTTACTGATAATTTTGTCCAGTTCTTTTTCATAGGATTCTAACCAAGTTTCTTTTTTCGGCTCTTCTTCAACATCTCCCTTGAAGAATCTGTCCAAACCCATTTTAACAGTTTCTAATGAATCTTCGTCTGCTTGATACTTAATACCGTAACCACCAGCCGCGATCCAGCCACGTATGTTTTGACCCCTATCGTCTATGAGAATGTTCGGGGTACCGTCCGGTTGGGTCGCCCACTTAGGTTTATTACCTGTGATAATAATATCCTTAGGTAGTGGGTTGAGATGCTTTGATATCCAACTTCTTTTATGTTTTTCAGAATTTGAACCATCACCGCGTAACGGACTTGAACAAATATTATAATGATCCACATAACTTAAAACTAACTTTAATAGTTGCGGAACATTAGGAAACATAGGTAATCTTGAAAAGAAATCAGTTCCAATCATTTTATCTAATGTTGGATCAATTTTAGCAGGCGGAATATCTCTATAAGATCCAGTAGGTACTCCTGCCATCTTAGCATATTCAGAAAAGAAATCTGCAAGTACACCGTCCATATCTAAATAAATTTCTGTTTTCTTTTTATCCATTATTTTGTTCTACCTCTAAAACCTTTAAAGCCACCTTGCATATATGGACGTCTAAACCATAATTCAAACCATTCTTTGTCACCAGGCTTAATACCTAACTTACGTTCTTTATCTTTTAACTCTTGAGCAGTATGCGACATATTTTCTAACGATTGTTCGTTATCATTTCTAACTACATTTACTCCTGCTAATTTTTTTAATTCATCTAAAGTCATCGATATTTTTTAGGTTTACCCTTGCCCAGTTTTAATTTTTTAACATTCATGTATTCACCACCAACAGGTACATCTTTTGTTGCATTCTGTTTTGTAACTATGCCAACACCAGCGGCTTCTTCTTTTTTAAACTTATTTGTGAATGCATCTTTATCGCCTTTGGCCGCCGCGGCTCTTCTTGCTTTAACTTTATCTGCAACACTTAATTCTTGTGGTAGAGATTTCTTTTTAATTGTTGTGCGTGGTACATTACGTGTAGCAAAACCAAAAACTTCAGTTACTTCTAAACCCATGCCTGCTCTTACTCTATTGTACATTTGTTTTGCAAGGGTATCATTACCTGGAACTCCAGACTTAAATGATCCAAAGTCTCCATTGACTGCAAAACTTCTAAGTTTACTAGCACTCATACCAGCAACACCTTCGTCATCAGGATCACGTTCTCCACTGCTTACAACTTTCATGTTTGCAAACTTAAATGGAACTTCTCCTTTTTGATCAGGCTTTCCGTTATACTTGTCCATTAAATCTTGATATTGTTGTACCCTGTCACTGCCAGCAACAAGAATTACATTATCATATCCTAATCCTTGTAGATGTTGAAACATCTGAATAATTGTTTTTACACTAGTGTTTCTATCAACCTTAATACTAAACATCTGTTCAGCAAAATGAACTTTTTCTGCGAATGATAAAGGATCTGTTTTAGGCTTTTGTGATTTGCTTAAAAATAAAATAGGATCGCCTAAAAACTTTTGTGCGTACTGCTTTACAGTATCAACTACTTTTTGATGACCAATAGTCGGAGGATTCATTCTTCCCCAAGTAACAACTGCTGTTTTGTTAGGTGCTTCTGTAAGAAATTCTGTTATTTTCATTACGCCTCCTTAGGATCGTAATGCCCATCAACTATATATGGAAGATGCTTTTTTGCTAATTTTTCTTGTATAGAATCACGAACTTCTTTTGAAAACATTTCTTTTGGATCTCCTGTTAATTTAAACTTGTTATAGTATAAATCACAGCCTTTGTCAACCATATCTTTAAAGAAAGGTTTGATTTCCTTTACTTCGTCTTTATTTTCTTTAGCAATACGTTTAAGTTTATCAACTATTGGTAAAAAACATTCTTTGTGTAAAGTATCGTCGTGGTCAATAAAAAATACTACATCATCAGATAGATCTGTATTTTTTTCTTCTTGTTTGGGACTGAAAAGTTCTTTTAATAACATCGTTGATCATTACCACTTTTTGCATGACCAATAACGTGCTTTAGTTTTTGGTCCTGGACTATCGCAGTTGTGTCTTGCACGGAAACTTTTTCTACGTGCAGGAATACTACGTTTAATTTTCATATCAGGATCGCCAAAGTTTACTTTGACAACGTTTCCTTTTGGATTTTTTACATATACCTTAAACTTTTTAACATCACCACGCATTGGTTTGTTTAGTTTAACTGAACGTCCTTGGTATTCTGCTTCTTCAATACTTTCGTCGTCATAACCGACCCAACCAAATGTTTCATAAAACTCATCACCGTTTAGTGTAACATCAATCATGTCTTGAAACCAATCTTCTTGTTCAACTGACTCTTCTTCTTTAACTTTTTTCTTTTTCTTAGGAGCGTGACTGTGTTCAACAACAACACACTCTTTCATGTTAGCAACAGGAATGTTTCTAACAATAAACTGTGAACCATCTTCTCTTACAAATTTAGCATCATAGTGTGTAACTGTTCCGTCTTCACTTAATGTGTGTTCTCCGTGTAGTACTTCACCTTCACCGAACTTATCATGCTTAAATGATTTAGTGCAAGGATGATAAATGTTATCACCTTCTGTAACTTCGGAATGATATTTTTCAAAAATGCTTTCAATTAAATCGTAATCAACAACTTCGTCAAACTGAACACTTTCATTGTGAATGTCATTTGTCTGCATCTGCTGTTGGCCTGCTTTTGCTTCGGCTTTTTTTAACAGTCTAATAAATTCTGTTGATAGTTGAGGATCATTTAGAATTTTTTGAATAGGACCTAAAATTGATTGTAACCCTTGGGCACCCATACCTTGTGCTGTGCCTTTGGTCATTAACGCATTAAGACCAGTAATCATTCTGCTAGTTTGATTACCCATTTTCATTTGACCAGCAACACGTCTTAGTCCTTGTACACCTTTTTGTGTCATCTTACCAATTGCTTTAGCACCAGCAACTGCACCTCTTCCAACTGCTTGAGCACCTTTAACGGCGGCACCGCCAACTGCTTTAGCACCTGCGGCAACTCCTCTACCAATACCACTTGCAACAGCACCGATTGGAATTTCGTCTAGTTGTTCATCGTCATTGACACTATCTTCTTTTGGTACGCAATTAGGAACTTCTTTTCCGCCCTTCTTTTTCATACCAACCATTTCGTATCCAGACCAACAAGGATCCTTCTTACCTGATTTTAATTTTCCTGCTTCTGTTTGAACATCTTCAAATTCATCTTCACCGTCGTTGTCGTCATATTTGCTTTGATCTGGATCTTTTTCTAAAGGCATATCTTTAAGTGCCTTTTTCATAACAGCCATAATAAATGTTGATTCGTCTTTGGTGATTGGATTCTTTCCAGCAATCTTATCACTGATGGAATTCATTAGATTACTAATTTCAATTTGAGTATCATCTGTTGGTTTAATACGTGCCGCGATATCACCCATTAAACGCCCTGGTGATTGTTTTATTTCTGCATTGAATAACTCTGCTTTAATTTTTGGATCGCTAAGATCCTTGTCAGCAAATGCAGGGTTATTTGCACTGCTGTATTTTATCATTGTAGCAGAAGGTGGTGAAAAAACTATTTTGTCTACTGCTGGCATTACGTCTTGTATAGTTAGACGCTGTGGTTCTTTATCTTTTGCCTCGTGTGCAAAAGAATCTAATGTGTTAATTAAATCGCGAAAATCCATAATAATACTCTCCTTATGAGTATTTATTATAGAATGAGTATTAGCGACCTTGTTTGATAACGGTAATATCCGGTGATTTGGCTGTAAACTCAAGGCCAGCCATCGAACCAGCGTATATTTTACCTGTATAAACCAACTTTAAACGCACTGTATTAAGGATGATGTCCATATACTTGCCTTCGACATAACGATCAAGATATGCCTCTGATGTTTTTCCGTTATCTGTACAAGTTACTGTAATTTTTTCTGGTATGCTAGTTGTGTACTGTCCCATTTCGAGTCCTTTAAGAAGTGATAAGGCCCCGTAGGGCCTTATACACAGTTTGGTTAATTAGGCTACTTGTGAAGCAAGTGCTTTGTAACCTGCCGCAATTACTTTACGGCTTGCAGTACCTAAACGATACTTGTTGTACACACGACCCTTTGAGTCAGTCACTGTGTTCAAATAGATTGGAAATCCATTAAAACGTAGTGCTTGAATTACTGCCGCAGGATTGCCAGCACCGAAACGTGCTTTGATCTGCTTTGCAGTTAGTTCTTGACCGTTTTGAAGAGCGGTTAGTACTTTTGATTGAATTGTGTTTGTCATTTTTTTCTCCGATTAAAAATAAATGCTTTTTATTAAGCATCACAATATTATAGTAACAAATTTTAGATATATTGTCAAGTGTTACTCTTGACTAATGTTACCAAAAAGGCCCCGAAGGGCCTTTAAGGTTACTCAAAACTATGCAACGTTTTCGTTGATAACAGTTTTGTTAGTTGTAGATAAAAGACCAATTAATTGCTCTTTTAGTGCTAATGAAGATTGTAAAGTTCCAGTTCCTAAAACTCTTACATTGAAATCATAACCAGCATCAATTAATTTTCTTGTTGCTGTAGATCTTTTCATTTTTAAGTTTGCGAATTTAATCGCACCGCCATTAACTGTACCTTTTACGATATAGTCAGTTGCAGGTTCTACGAATACACCAATTTTTGAATTTACATTACCTTTAGTAAATTCTCTAGTGTATGTAACATATTGCTTTGTTCTAGCCATATGGGTTTTCTCCTTGTTATTGTTATTAAAAAACTTTAAGATTTTTTTAAACATAGTAAGTATACTATACACTAGATAATTGTAAAAAGCAACACTATTTTTTACCAAAAAGAGGTTGACAACTACACACTTTGGTGCTATTATATAAACATACTTAGATATGAGGGTATCATGAACAAATTTGAAATCACAGTTAATCAGGCACTTAATCTTGCTGTTCAGGCATATCACCAGAATGATGGAAAATATGTCAAGTATGATTTTGGAGATAAAAAAGCAAACAAAACAATTATGTTAGAATTGTTACAGTCGGACAGTCCTTATAATGCTGATTATGAAAAAACTGTTGAAGATATCATAGACAGTCAAAAGTCTTTGATCTTTTCTGTGCTGAGTGGTACTGCTAACTCTTATCAAACAAGTATGTATTCTGTTTTGGGTAAAGAAATTATAACTCGAAAAGAAATAGGGTTTATAGCCCCTCTTCCAAAAATGTTTTTTGAAGATCAACGAAGGCAACAGTTTTCTTCAAGCCTATCTAACAGTCAACATCTAAGTCAACTTGGAAAGCCTGTTGAAGGATCTGCTTTTTTATACGACAGTCGTTACATTGAAAGCAGGGGGTTTTTTGTTTACACATTTAATATGGATGGTAATCTAATAACACACTTCAGCAATAAAAGTCCTGATGAGTTTAATTTAATTGTTGGTAAAACTTATAAGATTAAAGCCAAGATTAAGAAGCATGGCGTTAGCAAGTTTTATGGTGATGTTTTAGATAATGTTGTAAACTACTTAAAAGTTAGCGAATAGTTTTTCCGTCGCCGCTTACTTCAATTTCGTAATCGCCAACAACTGCTTTAGAAATCTTTTCAACCATTGCATCAGCATCTTGGTTGGAAAGATCCTTGTTTAGTGCAACTTCGTAGACATACTGTCCGTTAGTTGTTTCATAACTCTCAAAAATAACTGATTGTTCTGATTCCATTAAATGAGTACTAATGGTGCTTTCCATAGCACCTGCGAATGTTTTAATAAAATCATCGCCTGGATCCTGTT